TGAATAGCTATAAAAAGTGCTTGACGCATCATCATAATTAGCATCAAGTGTTTTACTTCGGTCATTTTTAAATGCAGTAACTCCAATAGCTGCAAATACCAATAAACCAATTAAAATATTCTTCATTTTATTAGGATTTAAATACCAGTAATATCCGCATCTTTAATAGCGGCAAATGATTTAGCATGACGTACGGCAGAATCCCACCAAGAGTTAACTACGATGGTAACCAATGCATTTTTGCTTGATGAGTATGGATCAACCACAACATCTAAACCAGCCCATTGTCCAATTAACAATTCAGCAAAGTTTCCAAAAATCACTGAATGTAAATTAGTTCCACCACCTTTAGTTAGGTCACTTGGTACTTGTGTTGAAACATAAGCACGGTATCCGTTTAACAAGTCAGTTCTAACTCCTTGTTGTCCAACTGGTGGCGCACCATCATTCCAAACAAACTGAGCAGTACCACTTGCTTTCTCAGTATTCTTTAAGAAACCTCTTACACCAGGTGTAGTAAGGTAAGCTAAAGTACCAAAATCAGCATTATCAGTAGCCAAAGCAGTTTCAAGGTCAATAATATGCTTGTATGTCAAAGGACCACCATCAGTACCGATTGCAACCGAACCAATACCAGCAGTATTTAAAATACCAAAGAATGGTTGTGTTGAATTATCGCCATTAATCAAAGCATAATCTAATGCTCTGTTAACTGCTTCGCTCAAACGATTTCTTACAAAATTCTCAACGTCAATAGATGATTGAACAAGTAATTGCTTTGAAATATCAGTAAAAGCACCTAAACGATTAGGTGACATACTAATTTTATCAAAAGTTGGACTTGTCTCATCATTGGCAGAGTTTTCAGTTTCCCAAACCGCAGTAGCCGCAGCATCATTACGAGGAAAATCTAAATTACCAGTCAATCCTGTAAGTAAGGTTGCACCAGCTTGAATAACTGCCAATCTTGGGTCAAGGAATGGAATTAAATCACCCAAAATAGTTGGTACAGTATTACCACCAGCAACTGCACTCGTAGCAGTCATATCTCTCTTCTCATTCTTTACAATCATCTTAGGAATGTAAAGATTACCCGAAGCAGAGATACCAGCTTGTTTAAATTCTCTTTCAGCCTCTTGGTGCATCTCTAACTCTAAACCATCAAGGTTTTTGTTATTAGCAATAAGATTAGCCGCTCTAAGGAATGAATAACCTTTTTTAACTCTTTGCTCATCGTTAACTTTGTTTTCGTTAACTTTTGTTGCAGGAGTAGCCATTCTTTTAGTTTCGGCCTCAATCATCAAATGATTATCAATATCATTTTCCAAATTGGTAACCTCTGTCCTAATTGTAGTTAACTTTGACCTTTGATCGTCATTGGCATTTGCACCCAATGTTTCGATAGCAGAAATCAAAGTGCGCATTTCTTCTATTTTAGCGGAACGCGACTGTTTTAATTCATCTGATTTCAACATTTTAATAATTTTTTAATTTGTTTAAAAATTCAACAAACTCATTGAAATTGCATTCCGCTTTTTCATTTTGTTGAATATAATTTTCCATACTACGAGCAGCAACAGTAGTGTTTGGGTTAGCCGGATAAGTTACTGGCGAAACATCATACACTTTGTCTATTCTTGTAATAATCCTTTTCATTCTACCTTCTTTCATTTGCCAATTATCTCCATTTTCCTTTAATGAAAAAGCAAAAGAAGATTGGTAAATATCACCTCGTTTAATTAATTTCATCACATCTTCGGCTGCATTTGTTTCTGGGGGATCAATAGTGTATACCAATGAATTACCATCCCTTTTTATTTGCAACGTATTGTTTTTAACCCTACCAAGCACAATGTTTTGATCGTGGTTAAATAAAGCAGCAGCTTCTGAAAAATCAGCTTCGTTAAAAGCATCCATATCAATTTCCTCGTCAAAAGAACCCATGTCATAGGATCTGTTTAAGGAAGATGCTATTCCAATTATTTTTCTTTCCTCTGCATTACTCTTAAACTCAATATTAAAATATCTTCTTTCCATTTGGTTATTATTTGACCTATCTTCCATTATTTTGTTAGCCGTTCTTTCTGCCCAAGGTAACATACTTGAACCACCCCAAGCATCGTACATTATTGAGCCACATATCTCATTATCGTTTTCATCAAAATACTTTCCTTGGTCGTATACCTTGGCTCTGCTTAAAAAACTATATGTGCGTATCACTTCATCATCTGAAAGACTTTGTTTATTAGACAATTGCCTTGCTCTTGACCAGCCAACGGAAGTTCCACACTGAGAACCATTATCTTCTTTATGCTTCAAAGCTTTCTTTGCTGCATTGGTTGCTGATTGAGGATAGTTTTTATATGGCATTACTGTGCATTTTGAGATTTAGGTTCTCCAACAGGAACTTCCCTACTGTTAGATGCTAATGGCATACCAAACTTATCACCGCCTTCGTATGGGTTAAATCCTTCAAGATTTCTTATTTCATTAGGAGCAATGGCTCTTATATTGTAAAGTTTAGTATAAAACTCTGCTCTTGCCATAACATCACCACGGTACAATTCATCAAGATCTAATTTAACATAGTATTTACCCCAATCTTTTTGTGGAAATAGCTTTGTGTTAAATTCATTCTCAATTCGCTTAGTCCACGCTCTTAAAGTGTACTGAACAAATATTCTGTTTAATATCTCAATGTTGGTTGTAGATATATTGTTGTTTCCTAAAAGCAAAAAGCCTGGAACACCAGTAAGATTAGATATATCCTCAATAGTCAATTTTCTTGCATCAATATCTGCTGCTTCTAACCTTGAGGCAATAGGTTTAAATTTAAATCCAGCCTGTAGGAAGGCTACACCCTGTTGATTGTTAGGTCCGGAGTGTTTATCTGCCCAAGACTTCTTAATTACATTTAACTGATCTTCGTTTAAGATTAAATCTGTTTCAACAGTTCCACTTAAATTAGTTCCTTTAGCGTAAATGTCATTACCATAGTCAATTTCATGTAATGCTCTTGATAAAGTTGTTTTACCAGCCTCAATCAAACTCTTACCCCAATAACCGTTCTCACTAAATGATTTAATGTGTAAAACCTCAGAAGAACTATAAATTTCAGTACTACCTTCTAATTTATAATAAAACTCATCGTTTATCTTGTACATTTCCCAAGGTACATCAACTAAGTGTAAATCAATTACATTGCCCGATTGATTTCTATTTGGTATAATAAGAACATTACCACTTTTGGTAGTCATTGAACCATTAACTGCTTGTCTAACTATAGCTTCTCTAAAACTAAAGGTATCGTATTTGCTTGACGGCCTATATTTAATTAAAGAGTATAAAGGATGACTTATTGCCTCAACAACATTGCCATCAGCCTTAGTTTCGTATATAGAAAATGGTAAAGATGCAATTTGCTCACTTAAAATAGATAATGCTCTAAAATAAGCTGGTATAGACAAGGATGTTTCGTGACTAACCCTTCTTTGGTTAGTTCCAAACAATTCTTGGTACAATTTCCAGTCTTTGGCAGGACCAAGATTGGTAATTCTACTTCTTTTAATGAATTTTACTATTTTATTCAAAAATTCCATACTGCAAAGATGATTATTAATAATTTTATATGCAAATAAAAAAATTAACCAATTATCAAATTAAAATCTAAATTAATTTTGTTCTTAGGGTCAATAGCCTCACCAATAGCCATGGCAGCTGCAACCATGCCGTCAATTTTTTCATTAGATTTCCTTTTGTCAAACTTAACTAATCCTGTAGAATTTATTATTAATGCCACATTTGATAACATCCACTTTGCTACCGGATCACCATCGTGAAAAACTCTTTTCCCAATTATCATTTTCTCAAACTCACATATAGGAGTATTCATCTCCGGAAAACTTTGTGGAAATGGTTTTACATTAACACCTCTTTCCTGTAATGATATTACAACGTGTGTTGCTCTCCAAGGGTCATAAGCTAAACTTCTAATGTTGTATTTTTGGAATAATAGGTAAATATCATTAATGATTACGTCATTATCTACAATATTACCATTAGTAACCTTAATACTTCCATTTAAAGCCCAATCCATATATGGAACACCATCTCTAAGGCTTCGATCCTTTACATTTTCTTCTGGTATCCAGTATTTCCACAACAAAAAGGCTGGTTTGCCATCAAACTCTGGAAAGAATAAGCAAAATGCACTAATATCAATTGTTTGAGCCAAATCCAATCCACCAAAAGCTGGTCTGTTTAATAAAAAGTCATTAGTGATAATCATTTGACATTCATTCCAAGCATTTTCGTTAATCCATGTAGCGTGTGTGTTTGTCCAAAAGTTTAAATTTTTTGTCATAAATCCAATTTGCTTGGCTGCACCTTCATTTATGGCTTTTGTGTACTGGTCTTGTAAATAACCCATGCCAATAGTAACATTCATAGATGGATTAGACTTAACCCAATTATTACTATCTTGCCAATCATCATCTTCATCTAAGGAAAATATTAAAGGAAACACCGCATCATCATGTTTATGGCCTTTAATAATATCTAAACACACTTTTCTTAATTGGTAACACGGACTCTCCTTATTAAATCCAGCAGTAGTCGTAATTAGAATTAATGGCTGAGTTCTACTACCAATACCACTTTCCATAATTTCTAAAACCGAACTGTCGGGATGCGCGTGGAATTCGTCCACTATGGCCACATGGGGATTTAGACCATCTAAAGTTTTGGCATCAGATGATACAGGAATCATCTTGGAGTTTGATCCGGTAGAGTAAATTGAGTGCGCTCTAACTTGAACCATCTTGTTTACCGCTGGGCTATCCTTTTTTAAATAATCCAATATTACTTTTGCGGCATCCCAACATATCCTTGCCTGGTCACGGGTAGTAGCAGCCGTATAAATCTCTGCACCCTTTTCTTGATCAAGTATAAAAGAAGCTACCGCAGTAAGGGCAGCAGTTTCCGTTTTTGCGTTCTTTCTTGATATTTCAAGGTAAACTTTCCTAAATCTACGTTTTTTATCAATTTTACGCTTCCAACCAAATATCATAGCCCAAAAGAACTCTTGCCATGGCATGACATTGACATTCATAGCTGCATACTCACCTTTAGTCAATCTACATACCTTCATAAAGGAAATATAGGTGTCAGCAGCCTTTTCGTCATAATAGTAAGGAAAATTAGCATTTGCAGACTTCTTTACATCATCATAGTGTCTTTGTATAGCTAACTTAGCATACTCACCAATCAATTCTTTCTCTAAGTCAAACATTATGCGTTCTTAATTAACTTCATGATTGGGTCTTCTTCCTTTTTGTCTGCTCTGTTAAAGTATTCAAGCTTTAACCTTGCCTTCGGGTCAAGACCAAACCTATCAGACATATCATTGTAAATCTCAACCGACTGTTTAAACATCGTCCACTCTGGAGAAATCTGTTGAACACCATTAGGGTAAACAACCACACCATCATTTTTAAGGATATTATTGGCAGCGTGTTGTATTACAGTCAGCAACCTTGCCAACATATTAATGGCAATTATGTCAACATTGTAACTTGCATCGGCAGACTCAAGGTGTTTCTTAACCAATTCAACAGTATTCTGTTCCTCATCACTTAAATCAAATGGATTATGAGCAATTATAGCCTGTGCAGTCATTTTTTTAATTCGACCTCGTTTTAAAGTTCCTTGTAGTTCTTTTAACTTTTCTGTTTTCATTTCATTGTACTTTTTTATCAATAATTGCCTTTATTATGTCTTCCTTGGAAGATGGAAGGTAATAACCGTCAGAACTTGCCATCCTTGCTGGAACAAATCCTCTGCCTTCCATATTACTCTTAACATGATGGCATCTTTTACACAAAGTAAACAAGTTGCGTTCATCGTACGGATGACCACCATCCAAGATTCTTATAACGTGATCGGCAATGCCATTGTTGTTACCATCAGAGCAATCTGTAAAAATGCCTTTGACCTCGCAAACCTCACACATTGGTTTCCTTGTCTTTTGCAAATGTCGAATACTTTTCCACAACGGAGTGCCATAGAACTTGTTTTCTTGTTGATTTTGGTGAGGTTTCCTCTTAACTGGGTTCTCAAACCGACGATATGATTTATTGTTTAATATTGGCATATCACAAAAGTACAATTATTTTTTTATACCCACCATTGATATTTTTGGATTGATTAGAGATTGAC